CAGCGCATTATTAGTAGACCACAACATCAGCGTGTGGACAGCGAACAAGAAAGACCAATCAGCAACAGCACTATTGTTAGCCGACAACTCCGCATCATCGGACGCGGCAACCGTTAGTAAGAATCTCATGGCGGGTACGCACAAGCGTAAGGCTATCTCTGACTACGCTGCTAAATGTAGGGCACGACACATCGCCCTGACCCTGCCTTGGAGTGACAAGGGTTCTAGGATACTGCCAACCAGTATGTTCCTAGACTACAAGCAAGAGATGAACGCACGCATAGCGCACTTCAATAGCCTAGTAGATGAGTTCATCGACGAGTACCCCAACCTCGTGCAGCAAGCGAGCCACTATCATAGCGCATTGGGCAAACTCTTTGACCCCGCAGATTATCCAGAGCCTTACGAAGTGCGCGAGATGTTCGGGTACAGGCTAGTGTTCAGCCCTATCGCCGAGTCTAGTGACTTCCGTCTGGACGCACCGCAACAAGAGTTAGAAGAAGTAAAGCGTGGCTACGAAGAAAGCTTCAACGCCCGTCTGGCTACGACACTACGCGAGCCTTGGAATCGACTTCACGAAGTTCTGTCCGGTATATCTTCTAAGCTAGGAAGTGACAACAGCAAGTATTCGGATGACCGATTCATAACTAACGCGCGGTCTATGTGTGCCATGCTAACTCACCTCAACGTGACCAAAGACCCCGAGCTTGAGAAGGCGCGGAAACAACTTGAAGCTGCTCTAGTAGGAGCTAATGTAGAGACGCTGAAAGACAACTCCCACGCCCGAGAAGAGATGAAGACGAGCGTGGACGACATACTTAAACAGTTCGATTGGTAACCACAGGAGAAAGACGATGGACTTAGATAAAGCGATGGAGCTACAGAAGGGGCGCATGGTGCACGTTAATCTGCGCCTACCCGCAGAAGTAGTAGAGTTTTATAAGAAGTACAACAACTACTCAGCAGCGATGCGGCATGTCTTGGCTCAGTATGTGTGCGAAGCGAAAGCCGAGGACGAAGAAAAAAATAACGATGTTAGTTTTTATTGACACAGTCCAGTTTTATGGTACATTCGGTATATGGCTACGACACCAGAAAAGAAAGTAAAGGATAAAGTAGTAAAGCTACTCAAGCAGTATGGCATTTACTACTTCTTCCCTGCGACCTACGGAATGGGTAGGAGTGGGGTACCGGACATCATCTGCTGCAACGAGGGTAAGTTCTTAGCTGTCGAGTGTAAGGCGGGTAAGGGTAAGACTACTGCGTTACAGGACAGGGAGCTTGCAGCTATTAAAGCAGCGGGTGGGGATGCGTTCGTAATCAACGAGAACAACATAGATATGCTTAAGGAGTATATAGATGAATCAAGGAGTAGCACTGCTACTGAAGAGAATGGAGACTAACCCAGAGGAGTTTCCCTTGGGTACTGGGCACACTATGTACGATAGCAGGTGGGGTAAGTTTCTAAAGTATGCCCTAGATGACGATAGGCGTGGTTCGTTCCTTTCTGAGACAGAGCGGCAGCTACTAGCCGATAAGTACTGGAGCTTACAGGCAACAGCGTTTAGTGAAGCAGTAATGCAAGAGTTAGTAGACCCAGAACCAGACTTACCGTTTTAAAGGAGAACAGATGTACGAGTATAACTGCAAGATCGTAAGAGTCGTGGACGGAGATACAGTAGATGTGGATATTGATCTTGGCTTTGATACTTGGAAGTGCGGTGAGCGCATACGTCTTTACGGCATTGATACTCCCGAGTGTCGCACTAGAGATGCAGAGGAGAAAAAATACGGACTCATGGCGAAGAAATTTGTCGAACAATGCTTGCACAAAGGAGGGACGTACATCCTTACGACAAGGGAGAAAGACAAGTTCGGGCGGTACCTAGGTGTCATCATGCTAAGCGGCAGGACTTCAATCAATGCTGCTCTAGTAAGCGAACACCTAGCCGTACCGTACTCTGGACAGAACAAAGAAGACATAGCCCAACAACATTTAATCAACAGGGAGAAGCTAGATGCCACTCACGAAGAAGAAGACTAAATCGCTGCAAGGACATTGGGAAGCGCCAGAAGATATAAAGCAACTATTGAAAGATTATCCTGTGACTAAGGTTTCGTTTAGCAAAGCGCTACTACTATCCAGATACCCGTCCTTTGACGAGACGACTAAGCGACGCGCGGAAAAAGTAATAGATTGTTTAATGCGAGATAGGCCGTACCGATGAAGATAATAACCCTCGACTTCGAGACGTACTACGCTAAGGACTACGGGCTACGCAAGTGTACGACGGAGGAGTATATCCGGCACGAGCAGTTCGAGGTTATCGGCGTAAGCGTGAAGGTAGATGACGGGGAAACCGAGTGGTTCTCTGGAACGAAGAAAGACACCAAGGACTTCCTTAAGAAGTTAGATTGGGAAAGCTCCGTGGCTGTAGCACACAACGCTATGTTTGATATGGCTATACTTAACTGGCACTTCGATATACGCCCAAGGAAAATTGTAGACACGCTGTCTATGGCTCGTGCTCTTTACGGTACTGAAGTAGGTGGAAGCCTCGATGCTTTGGTAACGCGGTTTAACTTAGGTGTGAAGGGTAACGAAGTACTCAACGCGCTAGGCAAACGGCGACTAGACTTCACGCCGGAAGAGATGGAGGCATACGCGGGCTACTGTATTAACGACACGGAGCTAACATACAAACTGTTTGGTGTACTGGCTAAGGACTTCCCGATGTCGGAGCTTAACCTTATAGACCTGACTATCCGTATGTTTACCGAGCCGGTGATTGAGCTAGACGAGGCGAGGCTGATGTCTCACTTGCAGTTAGTGCAGATACAGAAAGAACAACTCATGGACAAGCTATCCCACGAGAGGGAGACACTCATGAGTAACCCGAAGTTAGCCGAGCTTCTTATAGACCTTGGGGTTACCCCGCCTACTAAGATAAGCGCGAGGACAGGCAAGGAAGCCTACGCATTCGCTAAGAGTGACGAAGGGTTTAAAGCCTTACTAGAGCATGAGGACTCTTATGTGCAAGCTATCGTTGCTGCCCGTATGGGTGTGAAGTCTACGATTGAAGAGACGCGGACCGAAAGGTTTATCTCTGTGGCTAGGCGAGGGGCACTACCTATCCCGCTACGTTACTACGCGGCACACACAGGCAGATGGGGTGGCTCGGATAAGATCAACATGCAGAACCTACCGCGTGGCTCGCAGCTTAAGTTCGCTATGCTTGCGCCGGAGGGCTATAAGTTTGTTGACTCTGACTTGTCGCAGATTGAAGCGCGTACTCTAGCATGGCTAGCAGAGCAGGGAGACTTACTCACGGCGTTTGAGCGAGGCGATGATGTGTACAAGATCATGGCGTCAGCGATCTACGGTAAGCCGGTAGAAGACATAGACAAAGACGAACGCTTTGTTGGTAAGACTACGATCTTGGGTTGTGGCTACGGCATGGGCGCTGCAAAGTTTCGGGCGCAGCTAAAGACATTCGGTAAAGACCTGCCCCAAGAAGAGTGCGAACGAATCATAGAAGTCTACCGCTCTACGTACCCGAAGATACCAGAATTATGGCGTGCTGCTAGCAAAGCGCTCGATGCAATGATAAGTAATCAGTCTTCTCCTATAGGCAGAGCAGGTGCAGTTATGGTAGAGGGCACTGCGGGCATACGCTTACCCAACGGGCTGTACTTGAAGTATCCGAACCTTCGCAAAGTTAATAACGAAGAAGGCCGCACTGAGATGGTATACGACACCAAGCGTGGGCGAACCACTATAGATAACAGGATATACGGAGGCAAAGCTATAGAGAATGTATGCCAAGCCCTAGCGCGTATCGTTATCGGTGAGCAGTTACTCCGCGTAGCTAAGAAGTACAAGGTAGCCATGACCGTACACGATGCGATTGGTTGCATAGTACCCGAGGCTGAAGAACAGACGGGTAAAGAGTTTGTCGAGATGGTAATGAAGGTGCGACCTACGTGGGCACAGGATTTACCTTTGGACTGCGAGGCGTTTACGGGCGACTCGTATGGAGGTTGTAAATAGTTTTTGGTAGGGGGTAGGGTTCAAAGGTTACCTACCCCGTGTCCCAGTGGGCGGTGGGCATATTCAGCAAAACACCCTCAGTTAACGATCGCGGCCACGGTATTTAGCTTTGTTAATCAAGCTAGTACCTCCTACGTGATGCGTTGCCGAAGAAGCTACGAGACAGCTAGTCGTGCGAAGCTAACAAGTTGAACTGAATGGGTGGGAATACTTGTTAGTGGCAACACGCAACAACTAAAAAATAACCATGTTATAAAAGGGAAACAAACGATGAAAAATGTAAATGAGTTAAGAGATCAACTGGCAGATACTTTCACAGCACTTAGCAACGGAGACATCGAAGCTAAAACTGCTAAAGAACTAGCTAACCTAGCAGGGAAGATGATTAACTCTGCTAAAGTACAGCTAGAGTATCATGCGCTACGCAGTGACCATGACGCCAAAATAACTTTCCTGCATTCTACGGATAAGTAACGATGGTGCTACGTAAATGTAGCAAGTGTGGGGTGGAGAAGGAACTCTGCCCTGAACACTTCCATAGAAGCAAACGAGCTGCACTTGGTTTTGGGTATGCTTGTAAACTCTGTAAACTAGACGCGAAAAAACGTTGGGCTAAGGCTAACCCTGATAAAGTTAAAGAACAGAAAAAAAGATACTACGCCAAGTACCCCGATAAAATAGTAGAAAGAAAAAAACAATGGCGTGAAAAAAATCCCGAGAAATGGAAAGCTCAATTATATAGACAACGCGCAGCCAGAAAAACTAGAGACCCAGAGAAGTATAGAGCCAAACGGAACGCTGAAAAACAAAGGGCAAGAGAAAGACTAACAGACGATTATGTAAGAACTTTAATGGTTAACGCCAATAGCTTAAGCCGAAAAAATATACCGAAAGAACTTGTTGATGCTAAGAGACTTCAGTTGATGATAACCCGCAAAATAAAAGAACTAGAGGGATAAGGGTGAAAGTATTAGGCAGAAAATACTACGTCAAAAGTGAAAGGCATATGATGAATACTTGGGTGCTCGATCTTGACTGCGGGCACACAAAACTAATTCGATCGAACTCTGCCAACTACGCTCGCGCTGAAATAGTACGTAATACGCTGTGTGATGAATGTGATAACCCTAAGAAGAAAAATAAACCTACGCCAAAAAAATTACAGCAACTAGCTACTTACATTATTGAAAATAACCTATAAGGAGAAAGACGATGGAAGATAAAGAAGATTGGATTGTTAAAGAGATTGAATGGGACGTTGAAGACCCAGAGGGAACTATAAACAACCTGCAAGCTTTCGTGGACGACCCATCCAATAAGGGCTACAAGTTTGACAGCATGGAATCGGTATCGGACCCCTCTAGGTTTCGTGTGTATATGACACTGGAGCGGGGTGCAAATAAAGTAGATGTTGAATGGAAAACTACTTACGGCATAACAGGGAAGGGGCACGCGGATGAATGATAAAGACCCAGTAATGGTTGACTTAGACAGGTACCTCACAGAAACAGAAGAGGACTACGTAAGCCCCGAAGATATTGCACGTGATCGTGCTGAGTACCTAGCAGACCAAGGAGACTACGATGACTAACGAAGAAACTAGAGAGAGGCTTAAGTTGTTTGCGCAAGAACTAAACAAACACAAACGCTTGCGTGAGGGAAACAAATGAATGGCAAAGGTAGTAGACGTAGACCAACCCTTATCCCTGCTAAAGACTTCGGGGATAACTGGGCAAAAATCTTTGAGAAACCAAAACAGAAGGAGCAAGAGAATGTTAACAGCAGAGATACCGAACTTGAACATGGAACCGAAGAAGGACAGCCCACTACAGAAACAGACGGGCGGGACACACTATAAGAACATGGCTATCCAACCTGCCGAGTACGCAGAGAAGAACGGCTTGTCTCTACTAGAGGGTAACGTAGTAAAGTATATAACTAGGTGGAAGTTGAAGGGGCAACCCTTGTCGGACTTAGAAAAAGCCAAGCACTGCATCGACCTGCTAATAGAGATACACGGGGTGAAATGAAAATAACAATAGAAGTAGATGGCGCTGATGCCGAAGAACTTGTTGCCCTAGTACAACGTGCAGCAGAGGCGGTGGAAAAACTCGAGGCCATACTTGAGGAGTTTGAAGATGCTGATAAAGTGTAACGCCGTTGACCATCTGTATCTCATAGAGGACGACCCTGTACGCCCTGAGCTATTCGAGGATAACAGTGTGCGGTTTGAAGACCCGTTCCATGTGTACGCAGAGGTGAACGACGAGACGGGGGAGATAGCCGCTGTTGTTTGCACAATAATATGTAGGTTTGTGCCGCAAGATGAGTACCAGATAAAACTTATTGGTATGGGGAAGCTTGAGCAGATCGAAGAAGAGCTGGAAGAACGTGAAGAAATATACGGAGAGTTGGGTACTGTGCTATGCCCCTATTCGGTGTGGTCTTACCAACGGGGGCACGGTAGGAAGTTAATCAACAACCTGCTAGAAGCAGCACCCATAAT